ATAAACCATCTCCGGATAAATCTCGAACACTTTCGGTCGTTCCGACCTCCCGCGTTCTCGCTATAGAACTCATTTATAAACAAAATAAATAATTTTATATTTATATTGTTATTATCATAACATAAAATAATCATAAGCGAGAACACAGGAGGTCGGAACGACCGAAAGTGTTCGAGATTTATCCGGAGATGGTTTATCATCGAAGGATAAAGGGCGCTACGCGCCCGGGGCGGGGCATTGATAATAGGATAATATAGCAAAACTGCCAGAAGTCGCCATAGGTAATACATGGAAAAAGAACATATGAACGTAGGTTGACCTATAATAGGCATTTTCGCGTTCTTTGGTGTGGGGGTGCGTATAATTTAATACTCGGAGTGGCCAACTAGAATACACCTTATATAGCGAGAACGCAGGAGGTCGGAACGACCGGAAGTGTTCGAGATTTATCCGTTGATGGTTTATCATCGAAGGATAAAGCGCAGTGGTTTGATGTTGTTCTCCGCGTTTTACTTGCATATACAATATATATTCATTTATTATAAATGCAAAAATCATGATATAATAAATATATAACCAATAGGTTTGATACGCAGGACATAATCGAAATCGGTCTATAAATGTGAATCGATATAGAGATGTAATTGCCAAAATAATGTCTGCGATTCGAATGGGACCGTCGCGTTTGACTTTATTCCAATGTAGCATAGTGGATATATACAGCATAATGAAAACTACAAACATAAATGTATAGTCAAATGTATAGGCAACGATGCAATTGGGCAATATAAACCCGGTTGCCGAATAAAACGCCCGTCTGGATATATATTGGGGTATAAGGATTGAATCGTCATATCCAGATAGATGGGACGGAGATATATCCACTTCCGTATTCGTATATTTCGATTTATCGCCATCGCCAGATATTGTATGCGCTATATGTCCAGTCATTTATATACATTATTCTGCCGGTATCTTTATTTTATTTTGGTATATTATTTTATCATCGTATTATGTTCCTTGGACAGTTGGTCATATGCCATAAGAATCAATTGTTCTTCTATTTCCAGCTTTTGAAATGTTAAACAATCGTCATATCTATATTGAATAAACCTGCCTAAATATACCATACAGAGAACACAAATCCCCGTATCCAAAAACTTGATATCGGCCACTTTACCGCCCTTCACAAGTTCTCCCGGTTTATCTCGACGCATCCATCGGACGAACTTTCCTTTATGCAAATGACGTATTTCATCGACATACCGGTATTCGGCTAATGCACTACATAGTTTAGGTATTTGCGGTTTAGGGACGCGGGTGTCCACAAATGCGTCATAAATGTCTCTTTGTATTTTTTCAAATGTGAGGTTCTCTAAATAGTCGTTTTGTTCATTCTCTAATGTATTCAATATACTATCTATATCTAGGGTTTCCATTAAATCGGGGTCGCTCAATGCATCTTCGTATATTTTACGAATGTTTATATTGTCCATTGCGACTATTGTATTATATAGTATGAATATTTATATGATTTGATATATAAACATCTACTACATACTACCGTTCTCGTTATTTGGAGAACATATAATAACTAACATATAAAAATAGCTTATATGGTTATATACATATATGATTGGGGACATCATCGCAAATAAATACATTATATTGGAAAAAATCGGAAGTGGGAACTTTGGAACCGTATTCAAAGGAGAACATATAAAAAATAAAACCCCGGTTGCCGTGAAAATGGAACCGGTTGCCAATGAGTGCAATACAATTAAATATGAAACGACCATATTAAATTATTTATATACAAATGGATGTAGAGTCGTTCCATCGGTTATATGGTATGGTATTTACGGGGATTATAAATGTCTAACCATGGATTATTATAATCAAACCGTAGAACAATATATCGCATTGGTTCGCGAAAAATATACAGGTTCTCCATTAGAGTATTTAAACCAAATCATGAAGATTATTATGAATATGGTTTCTATTATTGGCAACGTTCATAAACATACAATCATTCATAGAGATATCAAACCGGAGAACTTTATGTTAAAAGACACAGAATTGCATTTGATAGATTTTGGTATAGCCAGTGCATTTCCCAATATATCGGAAATAACCACCGAACCCGAACGAACGACAGTTATAGGTTCTCCTAAATACATTAGTTATTATGTGCATAGTGGATATGAACCAATGTATCGCGATGACCTTATTTCCATAGGATACTGTTTTTTCTATTTTATATTGGGAAAATTACCTTGGGATTCTCATGTAGACAGCTCTGCACAATATTCGGGAGATACCAATCTACCGCAAATACATCTATTGCACGAGAAAAATCAAATACGCAAAAAATGGAAACAGTTGAGTAATATAGAAAAAATAATACAAAATATTATACAGCGAGAACGCCGGAGGTCGGAACTACCGGAAGTGTTCGAGATTTATCCGGAGATGGTTTATCATCGAAGGATAAAGCGTAATCCGAATAGCGTAGGATTATCTGGAGATGATATGTATAATAAGATATATAAAAATATATTTGAATATTTTGCTTTGTGTTATAGTTTACATATAAATGAAAGACCATTTTATGATGAATTGATACAGATATTGCAAAAATGATTCGATGGGGTGGTGTAATCAGCAATAACCACTATGCCGCCGGAGTAGGAACTGCATCTACAGCCGGGGGTGATGCTTCGAGGGGTGCACTAGGTGTTGCGCTAGGTTTTGCGATGGTGGTGTTATCGGTTATACCTTGCAATTTTTCAACATTGTCTTTAATCATTTTAAACCACGATGTAATATATTCGGTTAATATGATATTCACCATATTGTCTTTATCTCCCATTTTTTTTATTTTTTCGATTTTCTCTATAGCCGAATAATCGTTGCTAGAAATTATATTATTCGCATCTGTTCTCTTATCACCCCGTAATGCATTTTCATCCACCGGATTTCCTTCAGAATTGATTTTGGGGGGTTTATCCAAATAATCCTTTAGTTCTTTTAATATAGCACTTTCATTTTTTTTGCAAATATCGCTAAGTATTTTATACTTTTTTAGATTAATATCCGGGTCAGTTTTAATAGCAATCAATTTTTCTATATTAGACAGTTTATTATCCTTCAATTTATCACTTATTTTAATTATAATATTTGGTGGAGGGTTATTGATAGTTTCTTCATTTTCTAAGCCTTCGCGTAAAGGAACATTCAATAATATTGAAAACACTAGTGATATAAATATAACTGATAGTAATAAAAGAATCGTGGATTTTTTTCTAAATAGGAACTCAAACATTATATAGTTCTTATAGAAAATATTATACAAAACAATATAAAAACACATAACTATATAGTTATATTAGGATACATATGAGTTCTATATTTTCCACAATTACTGGCAAAGTGAAATGGTTCAATAGCAAGGCCGGTTATGGCTTTATTACGGCATGTGAAGGAGAACATGTCGACAAAGATATTTTTGTCCATTTTTCTTCTATTAAATCCGATTCTTCTCATTACAAATATTTGACCCAAGGTGAGTATGTCGACTTTGTATTGACCAAGCCAGCCAATGAAAAACATGAATACCATGCAGTAGATGTTACTGGCGTAAAAGGGGGATTGATTATGTGCGAAACTCGCAGACTAAGTAGTCTTTCTAGAGTAGATGATATTAGCCCCGAAGAATCGGTTCCATCAGTGAAGCCCGTTGCCCATCGCAAGCCTAGACTAACTACTTCTCGCGCGGAAAAGTCGGTCGACGCGGATGGCTTCATTGAAGCTAGACCTAGGTCTAAAACTACTAGACCGACCAGAGTGAGTAAATAAAGGCAGGGTGGATATTCGCAAATCTGTTTTGTTATAAAAATATATGTTTAGTATATTTTTATTAGATTTATTAGAATAATGTTAGCTCAACCGGGCCAATTTCAAGGAGATATGTATGAAACCCTTACTCTCCATAATTTCTACATTATCCCTTTACGGTCTGCATTCTAAACTTATATGTAGGAAACTGACATTTTTGTCGGTTGCTCATCGGGTTGGTCCGGAATTGCCACTTTATCCTTCGATGATAAATCATCTACGGATAAATCTCGAACACTTTCGGTCGTTCCGACCTCCCGCGTTCTCGCTATATACAAATATACATATATTATAAACCATATAAATACTACAATCTATAGTATATATAAAATGAGTTCTATAGTCGAAACTACTATTGATAATATTGCACCCAGTGATAATACCACTGGAGATGAATCCGATGCGGTTGTATACCCTCCACATATTCAAAAGTTCCTAGATAAGATGGATTTAATGAAGCAGCGATTATTGACCAATAAAAAGGAAGCCGACGATACATTAGCCGAGTTTAGACAATTAGAAAAGGTTTTTGAAAAAGCAGTCAAGAAATTGGTCAAGAAGAGCACTAAGTCCAAGAAGCCAAGAAAGCCAAGTGGGTTTGCACTCCCCGTTCCAGTGAGCGTTGAATTGTGTGAGTTTATGGGACTCGACCCAGGTTCACATATTCCTCGCACAGATGTCACCAAGCGTCTGATGAAGTATATTTCCGAAAATAATCTCCAAAATCCCGAGAAAAAGTCGGTTATTATTCCGAATGAGCCACTCCTTCGCATATTGGGCGATGAAGTGAAGGATATTGTATTAACTCATTTTAGTATTCAGAAATATATAAATAAGCATTTCTTGAAGCGTCAGCCCGTGGACGAAACAATTGCGGTATCCACTGCATAAATAATAATCATAACCCGTTTCATAGTGTTTTCATATATACTTAACGTTTATTTTACCATTTTTCATACAAATGCGTATACTTAAAAAACATTAAATATATATCATAGTTATATGCAATCCATACTATTACAATTAAAACGTCGGATTTTAGGAGAAGATTCTAAGTCTACGACAGAACCCGATTCCACAGAACCGGGAATGGATAAAAAGGAAAAACAGCCGATTTTTCATTCTGTATTTAAACTTCCAATTACTTATTTAGAAGAGCCTAAAATACACAGTTTGGCGCAAAATATATCGTCCGATTTAGAACTAGTTCACTCACTGAGTGAATCCAACTCCATGTATAATATTCTATTTCAACCAACAAATCAGTTTGCCGAGGATATGATACCCTATTGGTCCAAACAATATACAAGCGATATAGAATATTTGGAAGATACAAAACAGGTTCTCCAAGAAATACCTACCTATAATGGATTGATATCTGTATCCCCAGATGAGAAACCACGAACCCCTGAGCTCGTTCCGAAAGATGGAAGCGCCGGCGACGGCAATAAGTGTCCACGGCTATCTGTCGAAACTACTGCAAAAATACTGGATATATGGAAATATGTCAAGGCCGATGAAGACTTTATGGATAAATATTACTATATTAATTGGAAATCATTCCATTATGTAAATACATCGTCGTCATTTATGCAAATACTTTCTATGGCACAAATCCTTTCCCCCATTTTTTCTTTATTATTGCCGTTTTTATTTTTATTATTCCCATTTGTTTTGCTAAAAATCAAGGGCGTCCCTATAACAATGGCTACATACTCGTTAATGATAAAAACGATTGCTAAAGGCCATTTTATAGGAACATTTATGACACAAATGAGCGGGAAACTCAGTATAGAAAAAATAACGTATATATTGTTGATGGGGGCATTTTACGGATTTCAGATATATCAGAATGTCCGTTCATGTATGCGATTTCACCAAACTATAATGAAAATCAACGACCATTTATTTGAATTGAAAAACTATGTTGCTACATCTATTAAAAAGATGGAATGTTTCACGAAATTGCATTGCAATAAAAAGTCCTATCATGGGTTTTGCGAGAACACGCAATCCAAATGCAAAGTTCTCCAAGAGCTATATTCAGAACTAGCCGGTGTGCAACCATTTTGCTATAGTTATAGTAAGGCAACGGAAATAGGATACCTATTGACTTGTTATTATAAAGTATATTCAGTAGAAGAATACGGAAGTGCATTACAGTATTCCTTCGGTTTCGAAGGATATATAGACAATTTATTGGGGGTTTGGGAGAACTTGCAGTCCGGACATATTTCTTATGCTAATTATTTGAGCAATGTCGCATCGTCGGAAAAACCATCCCGAACAAAGTTTATCGAACAATATTATCCGGTACATGTAGGAAAACATACCATATCGAATACATGTAAGTTTGATAAAAATATGATTATTAGTGCACCGAATGCTGCGGGAAAAACGACTCTGCTAAAAAGCACGGCCATCAATATCATATTTTCACAACAGGTCGGATGCGGGTTTTATCAGGCATGTTCTCTGGTTCCCTATACACATATTCATTCCTATTTGAATATTCCGGATACGTCTGGTCGCGATAGTTTATTCCAAGCGGAATCCCGACGATGTAAAGAAATCATAGATATAGTTAGTTCTCCGGAGAACGCAGGAGCTCGACATTTCGCTATATTAGACGAATTGTATTCGGGGACAAATCCGAAAGAAGCCGGGAAGTCCGCCTACGCGTTTTTGAAATATTTATCAAAATACGAAAATGTGGATTTCATGCTAACGACCCACTATGTCTATGTATGCAAGAAGTTCAAGAAGTCCAGTAAAATACGAAATTATAAAATGGGCGTATGTCCGAAAGTCAATGAACCGGGGGAATATACATTCACGTATAAACTAGAACCGGGTATTTCGAAAATACAGGGGGCTATGAAAATATTGCGGGAAATGGATTATCCGAAAGAAATGTTGGATGTTATGAGTGGACAATGAGTATTTGACTCCATATATGGTATCGAATATTTTAAGAAAACAATTTAAAGATGTAGTGTAATATATATATATATCCCCTACATCATCACACCCCATCCCATATTATTTTTAATTATGACCAGTAGTATTGAAACTGTAGTAGATGCTCAATATACAAACCAATTGAATGATACAGAGGCGCAGATAAAACAATCCGACGCGAGTTTGATTGGTTCTCCGAAAAATACCGAATGTATCGGAGACGTATGTTGCACAAAATTGTGTATTGCATTTATTTCGTCTGCATTATTGTCGATTTTTGCGATTTGTGATGTATATTATGGAGCGACCGATATAACGTGTGTATCGCAAAGCCAAGAGAACCATCATTTGAATATAACACTAAAGTCGTATTTGTTGGCGAGTGGAATTATTATGTTTTCTTTTATTGGGTTATTGAATGTTGGGATTTTTTTGTTTGATATGACTCCACTGGCTGACAATAACTATAGAGATACAAATGATGATGTTGTAGCTGTTGGAGCGATTATCTGTCGCTGGCTTTTGAATGGATTTGGAATGTCTTGGTTGATATTGGGATGCGTATTGTTTTGGGCATATACGGATGTTGCGGAATGTTCTCAGTCGGTGCACGATTATTTGTTTGCGCGATTTATTATAGGGATTGTTATGTCATCGGGAACGGTATGTTCATGTGCGAAAGAAAAATGAGGATGAAATAATATTCGATTGTAATTGATATAACATAGTGCGGTGTAAAATAAATAATATGATATATATTATTTATCTATTCGATACTGCGAGAACGCAGGAGGTCGGAACGACCGAAAGTGTTCTAGATTTATCCGGAGATGGTTTATCGTCGAAGGACAAAGATATACTACCATTCAAATGTCGGTTCATAAATATGGTGCGTCTCATTTTTCTTTTCGGCCGGTATAATGTTTTTTCGTATGTGCATACTTATGTTTTTTATGTTGTTTTTTTGTATAATTATTTATATTAAAATGTTTTTTATTTTTTTGTGATATTTTACCACCTTTATTAAATGGATATCTCGCGTCAAATATACTAGTATATTCCAGTGGTTTCTCTGCAATACTACGCGGTTTATCTACATAACCGGATGGGGGGGTTATCATTTTATTTAGTTTAGTTATTTGGTTTACACGTTCTTTCTGAATGTCTAATATTACACGTGCAGCATCTTTATATATACCAGTAATTGTTTGGGTCCATTCAATGATGTGATGTGGGTTATTCACATCTTTAGATATATATTCGGTTTGTTTATGGAGAACACTACTATACACATTTATATAGACTTCTCTATATTTTAGATTTAATAGTTCAAGATTTTTGACTATTGATTGTACCGGGTAGGAACCCCATAACTTACTCGAACGTGTTTTAATTTTGTTAACTAATTCTAGATTCGTATGTAGTTGTTGTAAATAATCAACGTCTACAATATCATCGGGTAATATAACTAATGACCCTTTTTGCCATAAAGTGCTCAATTCAGGACTCACCCATTTAGAGTTATTTATAGATGATATTGTCGAAACATTTGAACCGGTTGACGCAATATCTGATACATTGGTGTTTATAGATGATGTTGACCGAACACTTGTCGTTCGCGATGGACTAAGCGTGGTAGTATTAACTACCGGTATATTAGCCATCGTTGAAAAAGCTGAAGGATATCGCGTATTACGGTCAGCTACATTTGTTCTCCGCGCAACTGTTTCAAATAGCGGAATAGATTGTATATCCGGCATCAAACTATTTACGTTGTCATCAAACTCATTATTTGGTATCGCAGACTTCCATAATTTTGCATAGTTAATCTTTTTACCTTCATGTAACCGTTTTAAAATATATAATAATTTTTCAGCCGGTAGTGTATTATGGGCGGGTTCTATTGGAAATCTGCCACTACCATTGTCATAAATGTATCCTTTTCGCGCAAGCGTTTGAATTAAATCCCCCCATGTTATAGTCAATATATCATTTTTACCAGTATAACATGTAATATGTTTAAAAATATTAAGCGCTTCTAATTCCATTAATAAGCCTAATTGTCGCATAAACGAGGTTAATGACGTGTCTGTACGTATGTTTGTGATTGTTTCATCCCACATAAAAAAGTTTTCTTCGTTTGAAAACATGTCAACTATGGGAAGTCGTAAAGATTCTGCAATATATCGCTTGTTTAACAATTTGGGGGTTTCCATACAAATATCGTCAACGATGGATTCCAGTGCACGGAGTTCTTTAACCTGGGCGTTCATATAATTTGTTTCATTTATTTCATCGGTTTCTATTACCTTACGGGCGAGTTTGATTTCTTTATCTAGTTGTGTTTCGAGAAAATTATTTCCATTCGCTTTTGCAGATTTTCTGGCCGATTTTCTGGCCGATTTTCTGACAATATTCTCATTATGTAATACACTGGGCATTTTACGTATAAGGGTAGAGGATTTATCAAACAGGTCCATAACCGCGATTTTCATATTTAACATAATTGTTCTTATCATAGTTACATATTGTAGGTCTGGCTCAGATATTTCAAAATCGCTACATACCGTCAATTCTGCCGATTGTGATGAAAAATTACTGCATTGAGATAATTGTGTATTTATAGATGGTGGGTTTGTATTAGAGACAATGCCGGAGTTCGGACCGACGGTGGTTGAACGACTATTTATAGATGTTCGAGGGGTATTGCCGAAAGATAAAGCTGATTCTCTAGATGCAAGAGAAGATATAGATTGCTGTTCAAATACCGGTTCCCGTGCATTCGTGGTTGACATATGCGTATTAACATCATCTGCGTCATACATACCTTCGGTTTTTTTCTGTTTCTTGGAAGGGTTGAAATCCGCCATTTATACTTAACTATATATTATTACTATATATTTATACTATTTTATCATGTAGAGAAAACCTTACAATTCGTATTATCTTGCGATGATAACCCATTTCTGTAATAATTGCCCAATATACAATTCATTATTTTGAACTCACCATTATATATCTTTATTTCTTGCTAAACACCATAATCTTCTCACCAGTTTCCCGATGCTTTGTCATATTAGCATTTTTATTACTCATTTCAAATACTCTCGGAGAACCCATGAATCGGACATTAGCTAAATCATTCATATCCCCCAATAAATCATATGACCCCTTAGTATTATTCGACCCATATCCCGACAATATATAACACATTTTCCCACCAGAACGAAGAACCCAATGACACAATTCCATGGTTGCGCCCCAATATTTATCCAACCATTCTTCATACGATTTGTATTTCTCTGTGCTCTGATTTTTACCAGAATACATTTCCAACCTATAATACGGTGGACTGAAAAACACCACATCGAAATACCCTTTATATTTTTTCCTAAATACTTCATTTCCTAATAGGTTCTCGGAAGGTTCACAATAAATCGTCGTTTTCTTTGAGCCATAGAATTGTTTCGCAAACTCCGCGGTCTTTTTGCATACTTCCGGTATGACATCTACTCCCACATATTCTTCCACCATAGGACATTCTAAAAACCCATAACAATATGACCCCCATCCTAATGTAGGAGTGAAAATCCGGCGACCTTTCAAATACGACTGATTCAATGAGTATGGAACCATTGGATTCATAATGGATGCCCGAAAATAATAAGACGAATATACGCTACCTAGTCGACCTTCGCGCATATAATGCAGAGAACTCGGCGTCAATATTTTATAATCAATGATTCCCCGTAAATAAAAATCTCCTAAAACGTCCAAAAAACTGGGAATGTTCTCCAATCCCGATTTCGTATTCTGCAAAATATCTTTGTAAAACATATTGCGAATGATATTTTTATATACCACGGAAGAATCATTGTTGATGGAACGGACGGACATAGCATCCGTCCTCCCAAAAATGGGCAACGGACGGGCATTTTCGACGGCCAAAGAAACTTTATAGAATCGTGCTAAATATTCCGCGCGGTGGACAAAGTTCTCATAAACCATTATTATATCTCTTTCTGACACCGATTTGTCAGCTATATATTCTGCTAATGGAACGATATCCCGGGCGGTTTTTACTTTGGCATGTTTCCGAAACTTTGCTAACGTATTTAGATTGGCCGGTATATACGAGAACAACCCCAAAAAATGTTCCAATGATAATAATCTCATACTATAATATATGTCGCTAAAAGGAAAAATTGGGTTCGATAGTAATTCTCAAAAATTTGTGTTTTCAAACAATTTAGAAACAACTAGCAATAATACAATTGAAAATACTGTCGATGATAATACAATCGCAACCGCCGCCTTTATTGCTCTGCATATGCCTACCGGAATGATATCCCCATTTGCAGGAGCTACTGGCCCGGTGGGTTGGTTATTGTGCGACGGAAGTGAAGTATCGAAAACAATTTACCCTAAATTGTTTTCTGTAATTGGATATACTTATGGTTCCCCAGATAATAGCAATAATTTTGTTCTACCAGATTTGAGAGGTCGAAATATAATAGGAACCGGTATGCTTTATCCATTAGGCCAAAAACAAGGGTCAGAAAACGCAACTCTTTCTGCAAGTAATTTACCTAGTCATAGTCATACGGGGACTACCAGTTCAAATGGCGCACATGGACATAGTGTAAATGACCCTAGTCATTCTCATGGATATCAGGATGCAATATGGTCTGAAAATGGTGGTCCAGTGAATGGACCGAATGGACAAAATAATAATATAGGAACAAGCTCTAGCACTGATTATGATAACAATCTATATACCAGGTCAGAAACTACATCCGCCGCATATACTGGGGTTTCAGTTAACAGTAATGGGGCACATACTCATACTTTTACAACAGAAAATACTGGTTTAGGAACCTCGTTTTCTATTATGCAACCCAGTTTAGCAATTTATTATATAATAAAATATATTTAATGTCCTGTGTGAACATGTATGACGTATAATGACCTAGGGATAACTAATACATTATTTATTGTATATTTATTATACACCTTTTTACATTTTCAAACGCAGATTAAAATTATTTTTCGCATTTTCCAAATTCAGCACCTGAAAATAATATATAATTTTGTAAATTACACTTTTTTGTTTTATTATTTTTACATCGTTTACATTTACTTAATTGTTTAATTATTTTTCTTTCTGTCTTATTTGACATTTTGTATGTTTTGTTTAGTAATTGTGCTTTTATTTGTTTTTTAACTTGTTTAGTATTCATTTCTATACTTTTTTTACACGATTTACATTTTAAAGATTTTATATAAACAGAACACTTTTGTTTATAATTTTTTTTCATCACTTCTAAATATTGTTTTTGGGTATGATTTCCTTTTTTTAGTGAACCAACACCAGTATAACAAATATTATTTTTATCC